ACCCTCGCAAAATTAAGAAAATTATCAAAAACTTAGACGCGTCAGCTGGTATACCACTCTTACACATGGGCACTAAGAAAAGGCTATGGAAAGAGGGTTATTTGCATGATGCCGCCCAGGCGGGAATCGATCTGTTTGCTCAGAATGTCATACTTCCGACCGTGGCACACGTATTTCCTAAGTCATACGTTGTGGCCCGACACAAGATAGACCCTAGTGTCGGCGGCAAATATAGTAATTTGCGCACGATTTTGGGAGTGCCCATCCACATTCAAGTGCGTGGGCGGGTCATTAATGGTGACATAAACGATCGTAGAGACCCTTGGGGGGCACCAGGAAAACCTGGAATGCCACTGACGGGAAGCGCTTTTAACCGGATGTACAAAGCGGTTGAAAACTATAAGTTCCATTTGTCTTTGGATGGTACAAAGTATGATAGCACCGTATCACGTCAAATCATGTCAGTTAGCACGAAGCTAAGAAAGCTCGGATATGAATGGCACCCTGATTACGAGTTAATTGCAAATACTTTGGACACAATGGAACAATCGCTCATGGAAGCCCACTTGGTTAATTTGTGGGCAGGACCTAAGGATCCGAAGCGGGTTATGTGGAAACATGGGGGGCTAATGACAGGACACGAGTCTGTTACTGAGGATAACACAGAGACGTTGCAGATAGTGATTATTGCTACGTTGTGTAAACTCTGGAACATGACTCCTCAACAAGTGCTCGAGTCTATGGCCCTGGAAAATGTCGGAGATGACAATTTCTTCCATTCTAACATTCCTCTAGATGAGGAGGAATTTAAGAAACAGGCCTATGCAATAAGTGGAGTACAATTCAGGATCGAAGATAGGTCAGATAAAGTCACTGGGGTAGAATTCCTCAGTAAGACAGGGTTCCCACTCACGCCAGGTGAGATGGCGGAACTGGAGTCTTATGACATTGACACTTCGGAACTGAAGTACGGAGCCACACATAACCGACGCACTCTCCTTATGCGTTATAGTGGGTTAAAACAGGACGGCATGCACCGCGCAAAGGCACGTTCTAAAGACCCATTCATCAGGAATGCGTACATGCTTGAAAGAATCAACGGATACGCACTTTTATGTGCACATCACAAGGACATTCATGAATTCTTACAAGGAGAACGAGAATGGTACCTTAGTCGTATCAAGAATGAGGAAATCAAGCGCCGATTAATTCGAACTAAACGCCTAAAGTTCCCGACTTACCGTAAGGTAATGCAAGGATGGTATGCTCCTATAGAAATGCCCAAAACTGTTAAAGGATTGGCGCCAGTTTGGCTCGCTTATTATGACGCATACAACATGGGATTTTACAACGTTGATTCTAACCTCCGTAAAATTAGATCTAGTATAGGTAAGCTCGATCCTGAGTTCTGGGATTTGCCCGACTTAGTGCTTGATGAGCTACCTTACAAACCTAGAGGTTGGAAGCCAACATTCCAAGTTGAAAGCTTCATATATTGGCGTGCTATGGAATTTGAATGGCCTCGTGGTGAAGATGGTCTTCACATAAAGCATGCTGCTTTTCCGCGCATTAGGCGCGAAAGCATGGTTGCTTTAGCCAGACAAAGTCCATTCTTTGGCTGCACTGACGTTGATTTGTTTTGTCAAATCTATATACCACGCTACGAAAAGCTATTGTACAATGAAAATGCTTATGACGTTGTCATTGAAATGGCTGTGAAGTGGCGATTCCGCATGGC